TGAGCGTTCCAGACGGTGTTCCAGTAGCAAACGATGCCCATCGGTCTGCCGTATAAGCCACGGTTCCTGTTATTGCTCCAGCAGAAACGCCCCTTTGATTGACAGATATATTCCCATTGATAACCCGATTCCGCAGCCCCGCCAACTGACCGCCATTTTGGGATGTGGACTGTATGTTCCCTGTAAACGTACCTGTTGTCCCTGAGACTGGCCCCGTAAACGTGCCGTTGACTCCAGAGACATTACCTGTAAAGGCTCCAGTGGTTCCCGATACCGCTCCGCTAAAGGTTCCCGTCACTCCGCTGATAGAGCCAAGGATGGTGTTGCTGAATGTCTTATTGCCGCCGATGGTCTGATTACCAACAACGTAAACGCCATCAACTACTGACGCGGCGGTTGTGGCGGACAAAGCATTGCCGTTGATAGTGGAGGTAAACGTCTTGATGCCATCAATGTTCTGATTGCCGATTGTGTACACGCCGTTGGTGACGGTATCAGCATTGCCCACCAACGCTCCCGTGAAGGTACTTGAACCGACATTGGTCAACCCCGTGATGCTTAGAACCGTGTTGCCCAGTTGCAGTGAGGTGATGCCCAGCGTCACTGGCGTGGCAAAGTTAACATCCAACTGCGCGAGGGGGATGATCCCTGATTGGGTCGCAAAGATATTTGGGACGGCCATAGTAGTCTGCCTGTGTTATTTATATGGTTTGAATAGGAGTCCACTGTGCATTGATGCCAATCCCCCACTCAACATTTACGCTAGATGCATTACTCCACACCACGATACTACTGCTTGAGTTTGACCACTGGATCAGTTGCGCTTGGTCAATAACATTCCACGTTGTTCCGCCATTGACAATTGAAGTCCAGTTCGCTGCGCTTCCCGCAGTCCAAGTAACGCTGTCACCGGATGCATCATCCCACACAACAATGGCGCCGCTCGTATTTGACCATTGCACAATTTGTGCTTGGTTAATGAGCGTCCACGCAGTGGGCATACTAATCTTTACACAATTCTCAGGACTGCGGAACTTGAAGTATTGGCGGGGAAAGTAACGGTAAACGTGGCGTTAGATATTTTATCCGCACCGAAGTCCAGCACCGCTATGGACTTGCTTCCTGCTGTCACGTTGTAGATCAACGCGCCACGCGCAGTCAATGCAGCGTTAAACACTGGGTTGTCGAAACTGATGTACGCAACATTGTTGGCTGAACTGATCGTTACCCCAGTCAGCACAACGCCCCCGGCTGTATAGCCTGACGCTACAACCTCATCGCTAGTGGTGTAAACAGTGGTGTTTGCATCCAGTGTGGCGGCAGAGGTGTACAAAGCCATCTGAATGGTATTCGTCAAAAGGTTATGAACTGCTTGAGGCAGTTCAGCCTTGAAACTGGTCGTCATCGTTTGTGAAATTGCCATATCAGTTTACGGGCTGACGATACTGACCAGAGCGGAATGCATCTTGACGCTCAAGACCATCACCCAACCGTTTAGCCAAAATAAGGGCTTCTTTGTACTTGCCATCGTACAGGGCCATCATGTCCTGCTCACCTTTCATGTAGGTGTAGGCTTCGACCAATGCGCCATAAAGCAACACGGTGTCAAAGTTGTCCCCAAGCCATGTATGCCCACCCGATACCGTGGTAATCGACTCGGGGTAAAAAAAGTAGTGCAGTTCTAAGTTGTAAATAACATCTGGAGAAGGGCCAAGGATAAACGACAGTTCTTGGGTGTTGGTCGAGTCAGGGCCAAACAGCGCGTAATACTTTGGCATCCCAGTGCTTGATGGCACTGGATACGCCTCACGGATAAAGTTCACATCCTTGTTTAGCAGGTATGTGTATGCTCCACCCGTAGGAAAAACAGCCATTGAGTACGCCGACAAGAAATCCGTTGGGCAAGCCAGATATGGAGTGTTGGCTGTCGTCAAGCCCGTCACGTTCTTCCGCAGCGAAGGAAACTGGATGGTGTTGAATATCCGAGTTTCTGCTTGAACGATGAACGTATTCATGTCCGCCGTAGGGAATTGGTTCTCCGTGTAAGAGGAGATGGCCGCTACCAATTCTGTGTACGTCATGGCTTTATCCGTTTAAGCCATTGGCCCACGGGACATCTTGCCCTTGGTGGCGCATCCTGCTCCGCGCATCTCGATGCCGTCCGTCTTGACTGGGCCAGTGTCGCCAATAGAAACGCCAGCAAGCGGAACCCAACCCTCTTTGCGGTGCATCTTGGGAATCAGACCGTAATCGGCTGGAGTCATTGGCTTGCCGTCCATCGTGTGCGGCTTTGCGTAAACGCTGGCCTGACCGACTTCCTTGCCGTTTTGTTTCTGAGTGAACTTCATAATTCAGCGCCCTTGGTTAGCAGCACGGGCCATATTACGGCCCATTTTCATGCAGCCTTCAGAAGTGGGGCCACCCTTTTTGAATTTGGTTGGCTTGTCCTTGGGGTGCATATTTTTCTCATGTTTTTGAACGGCCTTGGGGCCGCTCATTGGGGGAATCATTTTCTTCATACCAACTCCTTACGTTGTAACTATCGTGACTGTACCAACAATACCTGCTGCCACCAAGGTGTTTGGAGTTAGCAAGACATCAAACCCTCTTGACCCACCCACTGGAGCCCAGCCCCATTGAATGTCCCGGTTCTCAACATATCCAGCAAAGTCTGGCCGTGGATCACGAACAGCCTGTGGATCATCCACCGGATACATACCCAACTGCAACTGAGGCTGATCTGGTTCCCAGCATTCACGGCAAACCTTAATCGCAACCTCTTTGGTCTTGATTATAAGACTCTGAAGGTCTTTGAGTTTTACCCGAATGCCACAACGATCACATTCGGCTATCGCCTTTTTACCAGCGGTAAACCTGTTTGCCATGATTAACTAATGAACATCTGCCGAGGCACGAAGCGGATCGCTGCCTTCTCGCGGTCTTCGGTGGAAGCCAAGTCCCAAGCCTCATCGTACTGGGCCTTCAGAACCTGCATACGTTCAAGCGCATTGGGCAACTTCATACACAGGTAGTACGCCAGTCCCGCCACCATGCAGGGGATGAAGCGGAATGGGACATCCATCGTGTTTACACCATTGCCAGCGTCTTCGATGCGACGAAGATACCAGTAGATCAAGGTGTACGTCTGTGAGCCATCTGGCGTGGGCCAGAGAGTCACGTTAGGGATTGGGGCTTGCCTATTGATGTAAATCTGAATAGGCCGCGCTTGGGTCAACTTGTTGGGGATCGATGAGTACGTCGAGACAGATATGCGCGTAACCCCCAAGTCTGATTGAGTGGAAGCGTTACCAGCACCAGTGCGAATAACGTGCTCCATCAGGTCTACCGTATCAGACGGGAGATTGTACGTCGCAGTACCCTGTACAAGAGTGATAGAGCCTGTATCAACAGTCCAAAGGTTAATCCCGCGATTAGACCAATCAGCAAAAAGCAAATTGAGACTGCGCCTTGCAGTCTTGAGATCGTAGCCTGAACGAAGTTCCGCACCGCAACGCTCAAATGCTTCTTCGACCAGTTCAGTCAGATCAAGGTTAAACGTTGTAGTGCCTGATGTAGCCATTATCTAGACCCTGAAGTTTTCTTGGCAGAGAACATCTTATCCACTATGTCCATGCGTTGAGGCTTAGTCGTCACCTTGTTGATAATGCCTATGCGTTCGGCTTTCTTCTTCCCCGCATCATAGTAGCCAGCCTTTTTTAATGCAGTAGCAGCAGAGCCAACGCTATTGGTGGATTTTGGCTTAACCTTGACCATCATCGAAACCCTGCTGTTTTCTTGGCAATGTTCTTGGGTTGCGCTACAAACTGTTTACCTGCCGCCTTACCTGCGCGTTTAGCCTTGGTGGTCGCTGCGTACTCTGCGGGAGATAAAGACTGAATTGCTGCTTTTGGCAAATAGCGTTCGCCTGTTTTAGACGAAGGCTTCCCCGACTTGGTTGTCCATTTCTGGTCACCCCAATTTTTCAAGGATTGCTGTGGCGCTTTCAATCTTTGTAACCCCCGCCTTTGGCTTTGTACTTCTTAGCCAGCAACTGAGCCTTCCGCGCTGACCATTGCCCTGCTGCGGTTCCTTGCGTAGCCTGACCCTTGATAGAGTTGAACAGCGACTTACGCATGGTGGGCTTCGTGTAGTTGCCAGCAGCGTTTACACCACCACCTTCGGCATACTGAGTAAACGCCGTGTCGTTGCGGCGGGCCTTCTTCTTGGCTCCCGGCATCTTAGATGGGTTAATGGCACCCATGCCACGGCTGGCTCGCATGATCAGTACACCTTACACTTGGTCTTGCCTTTGGTGGCACAGCCGTCAGCCCGCTTAGAGGCAGCAGAAACGACACCACCCTTGGCATATGCCTTGACCTTACCGCCATGTTTCATGGCCCCCTGATCTGGCAGGAGGGTCTTAGGATTGACCCGGCCTTGGAAATAGGCTGGATCACGGGGGTTGTCAGTCATCGTCTTACCGCTAGGACTTGCAGCCATGTCTCGCATAAACCGAGACTTGGCTCCTGCCTCCTTGCCTTCTGCGCGTTTAACTGCCGCAGCAGATGCGGACTTGGCAGATGTCGAAGGTGCCAGATCAGTGCTGTACCTCTTGCCCTTAAACACAAAAGACTTCAAGCGAGCAGAACGCGCCCTACTAAATGCTTCCTTAAACGACATGTCTTTAACGTCGTCAGGAGCATTGATGCTGTTGGGGTCACGGGATGGAGGCGCGTCCATGTCCATCTCATCCAACAAGCCGCCTTCTGCGTAATTCATAAACCTGTTCATACGTTTCTACCTTTAGTATGGCCGCGCTTTACGCAACCGTCACCACGAGTTACACGGCCACCCTTTGCCATGGTAATTGGGTCGTCCACAGGGGTGTACCCCTTGTACTCTACGGGCGAGTCTTTCGGCTTAGGAGAAGGTTTAGGGGCATTTTTTTGCTTTGGCTTTGGCTTTGGTTTTGGTGGAGGCGCGGAGCCCCCATCAATATCTTGCGGGACGGGCATCCCTTCGCGGAACAGTCTATCGTGTCTCTTATCCATCACACAACCTTACAAGGCTTCACGCCCTTGACCTCGATGCCGCCGCCCCTCGACATCTTTTTGACGCAACCGCCTTTAGCCATTTTGCCTTTACCGTCAGCAGCAAAATCGGGAACCATCTTGCCCCCCTTTTTCACCATAGTCATACCGCCGTCTGCATAGCGCGTCTTTTTTGCCGCATCAGTAACGCAGCCGCCTTTTTTCATAACGCTTGTGGGGGCGTTAGGGCCAGAAATGGTCACATCAGGCCTCCGTTTCGGCATGAGTTGCTGCATCGCTGGAGTCCCTCCAGAAGTAGCACTTTGTTTAAGTCCGGGCTTAAACATTCCAAGTGCGCTTTGAGTACCTTTTGGAGTACTAGCCCTAAAGTCAT